TCACTTAAACACTTAACCATATTTACATCTGAACAGGAATTGTATGCACCGACCTCAGAAAATAAGCCTCTCACTCCTTCAACAATCGCAATCAAGAAACAAACGTCTTTTGGCAGTGGTTCAGTCCAACCTACAGACTTCGATGGAGCCCTCGTCTTCCTTACAAAATCAAAAGGAGCAATCAGAGAGTTCATCTATTCAGACCTATCGCAATCATATAACTCGGATGCCTTAACAATATTATCTCCTCATATATTGGGAACTCCTGTTGGAATGGTAGCTCAAAGAGAGTCATCAGACCAAGTGGAAGGTTATTTATATGCCGTTAACTCAGATGGTCATATGCCAGTCTTTATGTCGATAAGAAAAGAAAAGCTTCAAGGTTGGACACGATATGAAACCAACGGAAACTTTAAGAATGTTGTTAATTCAAATAGAAAAATTTATTGCATTGTTGAAAGGACGATTGACAGTTCAACTGTTACGTCTCTGGAGCTTCTTGATAATTCTTATCATCTCGACATGGCAAGTCAGCAATCAGGAGGATCAAGTAATACCTGGACGGTATCACATCTTCCGAACACTCAAGTCTATGTCAAATCTGGAAACTATTCCCTCGGACAATATACGACAAACGGAAGTGGTCAGGTAACTTTAACTGAAGCTGTAACCTCTGTTGAAATTGGCTTAAATTACACTCCGACTATACAAACACTTCCACCAGAGTTTCAGCTTGATGACGGAATATCTGTTGGTCAGAAAAGACGTATTGTTAGAGCAGTTCTTGATTTAAACGAAACACTTAGTGTGAAAGCCAAGGGAACAAATGTTTTGATAAGATCGGTTACAGATGATTTTTCCTTAGAGCCAAGTGCATTGACAACAAGGAAAGAAATATACTTTCTAGGGTGGACCAAAGACGGAAAGGTAACAATCAGTTCTGAAGAGCCTCTTCCACTGGGTCTAAACGGAATTTTACTGGAGGTAGAGGTTTAATGGGTAATCCAGCAGTAATGATGGCAATATCAGTTGGGACACAACTGGTAGGTGCAAAACTTCAAAAAGATGCTTATGAAGCTGAGGTACAATCTAATGCTGAACAAGCTGAAATGGCAAAGATTGAAGCAGATCAGCAAGAAAATGTCAGAAGAAATGACCTTCTTCAAATTATGTCAGCTCTCAATGTTAGCGAAGCTGGTCGAGGATTAACAGTTTCATCTGGTGGAACTGGTTCAGCTTTAAGAGAAAGCGAAAAGAAGTTTGCTGATGCAGACATTAGTTCAATAAAGTTAATGGGTTTAAGCAATAGGAGAAAATTCACATTAGCAGGAACTTCTGCAAAAAGATCAGGTCAAGCTGCTGTTTTAACTGGTGTTACTTCAGCAGGAGCGTCTTACCGAAGATATAAAATAGATAAAGGCGATTGGAAAGTAGTTAGATAATGGCATATACACCAACACGACAACAAAAAGCAGGAGTCAGACCAACTGGAGTAACTCAAGCAACTGGTATGCAACGTCTTGCTCAAGCTTTTAACAAAATAAGCGAAAGAGCTGAAAGAGATAGGCAAATAGATAGAGAGTTGTTGTTTGACCAAGCAGTTATTCAAGCACAAGCTGACGGACAATCTTCAGTAAAATATGATGGAAATAAACTTGTACCTTTAACTGATACATCATATGAGCCTGGAATGTTTTACAAGGCTGATGAAGCTAAAATTAAGAATGTATTTCAAAAGTTTTTAACTCAATCTTACACAACTGCATTTAACGTTGATGTTGCTAAAGCAGCTGCAAATGCTCTTGCAAATAACCCATTTAATCCAGAAGCTATAGTTGCCTCTGCAGAAGAATATGAAAAACAAGTTAATTCTCTTCCTGATGAATTGCAAAATGCAGTTAGACCTTCTTTTATAAGAGCTTTTGCTCAATCTGAAATATCTGCAAGATCAGCTCTTCAAAAGATTGTTAACGAAAAACTTATATCTAATTCTTTAGAAGAGTTGAATAACATAGAAACAGATGCAGGAAACCATTTAAAAATTGCAGGATTGTCTGGTGAGCCATTTGATACAGAACTTCTTTCGGAAGCTTTTTCTAGAGTTGATGAAATAAAAGAAAGTCTTCAAGGTATTTATCCAGCTACTCAGCTTGATGCTAAAATTAAAAAAATGAAAACCAATATTCAAGGAATGGCTTTTAATGGCAGAATAGAAAGAGTTTGGGATCAAGGTGAGAATTATCTTGGAGCTTTACAAGAAATACAAATAATAAGAAAAGAGCTAGAAAAAAATAATGATGGATCACTTGATGTTGATCGTATTATTCGTGAAGGCAGTGTTTATCTTCAAAGTCTTCAATCGGTTGCTAATGAAGAACAAAATATTAAAAACAAAGCCAATTCTTCTGCTTTTGGAATCCTTAAATTAGCAATTACAGATGGAGATATTACAGACAGTAAAAAACTTCAGGAGCATCCTGAATTTAAGAATCTTTTTCCTGGCAATGAATCAGTATTAAAAGAAATTCTTAATAACACTCTTAGAACAAACCAATCTCAAATCGATACTGTAGTAAAAAAGAAATTTCAAGAAGATATCAAAAAAATAAGATCCGATATAATTAAAAGTTATGGCGTTTTGGGTATTCCAAACATGACAGAAATTATGAAGTTAGCAGTAAAAGCACAAAAGTTAAAAGATGATGCAAGTGGTCAGGGAATGTTTCAAAATATTAACGTTGATTACGATTTTATAATGACCACTGTTAAAAAAGCTACATTAAAGCAAATCAAAGAAACCAATGATATTGGTCTTTCTATAATTTTAAATGAAATGAATACATTTAAGCATAAGCCAGCTTTTTATAAAAACGCAGAAACAGTTAATACATTGTTTGGAGACAAAGAAGAAATAAATTTTACATTTGGAACTAGCGATGAAAATGTAATGACTAAAGCTAAATGGTCTGCATTTGTCGATCAGCATTATACTGGAAGATATAATAAGTACCAAGAGCATATATTCAATCTTAACAAAGCTTATAATGATCTGAGACATGGACCATTAATTCCTGGCTCTGCAGAAGAAATTGCTTTTAACAAACATAATGTAAAAACTGAAATAAATTACGTTGATGCAAATGGAACAGAGCAAACTACAAAAGTTGTTTTAAACACTAATCCTGACCAAAGCAATCAAGAAGCTGTTAATGCAAGTCGCCTTCATGTAGTTAAGTGGTCTGTAGCTTTTCAACATTTACATCCAGAACTTGTAAATCGTTTTAAAAATTTAAAATTCTTAAAAACTGAAGCAGCTTATTATGACACAGTTGGACTTTATCAAACATTGCAAAATGTTTTAAAAAATGAATCCAATTCTACCGATGCTAAATTAGCAATGGGTATGTTACTAGACAACCATGGCATTGAAGATGAATGGATGAAAAGAGCAACTCTTCTTTCTTGGGATGACTTTAAAATAGCAATGGCAGGAGTTAGAAGTGCGACTTCTGAAAAACACAAACTCTTTTTTGAAAGCGAAGGAAGTGATTTTAAAACAGTTGTGCAAGAGCTTTTAAACGAAAAAGTTAGTGATAAATCATTTATGAAATCAATCTTTTCCAAAGTTGGTTGGAATATGGGTGATGTAATTGTAGGTAAAGATGCTCAAAATATGTACGCACAAATGAAAGGAAATGCGATTGATGCCAGACGTTCCAACTTTCCTTCTGTTGGTGATGTTTTTATGGACTTAGCTACCATTTCAAAAAATGACCTTTTAATTGATCCTGATTTAAGAGCCGTTATTGAAAACGGTATATTAGGAAGAATTGCAACAGCTGATTATAATTTTGGAAGTCAAAATGTAAAACAAGTTGTATCAGCTGCTTTAGATCAAACTATGCTTTCATTGGGGAACGCTAATTTTGGTATTGTTATGCAAGGTAATGGTACATATTCTTTAGAAAAACATCCCTATATGTTGGAGGCTTTAAAAACAGTTCCTGTTGGTAATCCTACTGTACTAACTCCATTTCATGTATTTGCTGATGTTGATAGGGTTTTAAAAGGTCCAGTAAATCTTGATGGCAATATGTTTGCAAATAACCCATATAGATTTGCTCGTGCAAAAGGAAGTGTAGTAGGTCCTCAAACTCAGTTTCAGGGTTTGTACGGAGATTTAAAACCTATAACATTTGGTCAACCATATGGAATGGCTACACAGCAAGGTGATTTAGATTTACCTAAAATGCTTAAAGCAAATATACCATTTGACGGAACATATACTGTTTTTGCAGTTAGACCTGATTCATCATTAATTCCTTTAAACACAGAGTACAGATATAACTTTGAAACATCGATGGATAATGAAAAATACAAAGAAGCTTATGAGGATTTTCTTGAGGGAAGCTGGGGACAATCTGCTTGGAACATTCTTCCTTTTATGGACCCAATAATATTAAGTGGTATGGTTGATAACTATCAAGAAAATGCAAGAGACCCTAACGTTATTGAATCTTTAACAATGCTTATAAATAAAGCCAGATATTCTGCTTACTGGCTTACAGGATTTAAACATTCATATGAACCAATTAAAATAGATATGGAAAACGATTATGAAGGATACGAAAAGTTTATGGACTCACTTGGAAGTTTAGGTATCTATTAATGACAGCTATAGATGATTTAAACAAAGCTATAGCTCTAGATTTAGCTAATGTTGAAATGAACCCAGAAGACATAGCTAATCCAAGAGAAATTTATAAAGATGAACCTTGGACACCTTTTATTGATAATCAGGAACTTATTTGGGCTTCTGCTTTTAGACAGTACAACCCAATGGAATCTTTATTCCGATTTACAATGCTTAATACTCCGTTTGGAAGATTTGAAGATGAAGAAAACTATGATCCTTTTTTAGATGAAAATCTTAAAAACGAAGTTGGTGAAGCTAATATGTGGAAGTTTAAAGATAGTGGAAGTTCTAGTGAAACCAGATACAGAATAGCTAATTTTCTTCAAGATATGGAGGATATGCAAGTTCTTCAAAACTCTAATTCTGGCTTTGAATCTGTCGTTGCAGCATTGGCTAGCCCTACAACGTTTGCTCCGTTAGCACCATTAAGAGTTTTAAAACAACCTGCACCACTTCAAAGATTTCTTAAAACAGGAGCTTTTTCAGCAGTTGTAATGGCTCCAGAAGAATTATTAATGGCATCTCAAATTCATGATCGTGATTTAGCTATTACAGGACTTACACTAGCAGGAGCTTTTATTATTGGTGGAACTTTAGGTGCTGTAGCAGGTGGTGCATCTCTTAAAAAATTGACTCAAGATGAATTTTTTATTTCAGGACAACTGCCACCAAGACCAGGTGTAGGAGCATCAGCTAATCCTGAAGCATACAGAAGAACGATGTATCAGTCTATGGAAGCTGAAGCATTGGAGACAACAGGAATTGGTATAGAAAAACTTGGATGGAATCCAGTTATTAGAATGTTAAAAAGTCCAAATCCATTTATTAGAGCTATTGCTCCTCAATTAGTTTCTGTTGGAGGAATGATTCAAAAGAAAGTAGCTATGGGTAGAGAAATGTCACAATCTGTTGAAGACACATTTTCAACTACTTATGTTTCTGAGCTTGTCAATTCAATGAGAGCTATGGATACAGAATATCTTGCTTATAGAGGTATTACTGCATCTAAGTCTGACGTTAAAAGGTCAGCACAACTGTTTGGTTTAAAAGCCAAAGATTTAGTAAACAGAAATAGAAGTTATTTAACTGAAACTGATTTTCGTACTAGAGTTTCAAGGGCTATGCGTAATGGCGATGTTGATGACATTAATGATCTTGCCACACCAAAAGTTAATGCAGCTGCTCATAAGGCTAGAAAACTATTAAATATTATAAAAAAGAACGCAGAGGATGTTGATTTATTTGGCAAGGCTATAGGCAAAAAAATTAAAGCTTTAAAAACAAAATTATCTAAAGCAACAAGTCAGGCAACAATAGCTAAGATTGAAAGAGAAATTATGGAAGCTCAACAAGAGCTTCAAACTTTAAGAACAACAGGTGCAACTCCTAATACAGCAATTTCTTATCTTCCTAGAATATGGAGAGTTGATAAGTTAATGGATAACCAAGAACATTTTATGAAAGTAGTTTCCAGATGGGCTATGTCTGCAAACAGTTTAGATCAAACTGCTGCTCAGAATTTTGCCAGAGAAATGTTTGATACTGTTACAAGGTCAAGACCTTATATGATGCTTGATGAAGTAAGTGACGAAATAGACTTTATAACTCAAGCATCAGGATCAAAGCTAAGAAATTTTAAAATACCTGACAAACTTATAGAAGAGTTTTTGGAAAACGATATTGAAGTTCTTCTCAGACATCACACTCGTACTATGGGTATGGACATAGAGCTGACTAGAAGGTTTGGCGATATTAGTATGGAAGATAACATTAAGTTTATTGTAGATGACTATAAAAAACTTATTAAAGAAACGTCTGATCCGATTAAAAGACGTTCTCTTAAAGAATCCATGGAAAGTGATATTAAAGATTTAAGAGGGTTGAGAGACAGAATAAGAGGAACTTACGGAGCTTCAAAAGACCCTCACAGACTTTCTTCCAGATTTGTAAGAGGAATGAAAAGCTTTAATGTTATAGTCGGCATGGGTGGTGCTGTTCTGTCTTCAATTCCTGATGTTGCAAGGTCAATAATGGTTGAAGGAATGGATAATTTTTATAGACACGGACTAACTGATCTATTTAACACCCTTCCTCAAAGATTGGCTAACATGAAAAGAAGAGAGCTTGATGCAGCAACTGTATCAGCAGATGCTCAATTAGGACTTAGAGCTATGTCAATGAATGATGTAGGAGACACTTTTGGCAGTCGTTTTACTTGGGAAAGAAAGCTTAACCAAAGTACTGGTGTTTTCTTTATGCTAAACGGACTTAATTGGTGGAACCAGACTTTAAAAGAGTTCTCTGGTGGAATAATAATGTTTAGAATGACGGATTCTATAATGTCACCATGGAATAGTCTTTCTAAAACAGATAAAAGAAAGCTATTAGCTTCTGGCATTAGTGAACAAGATGCTGGAAGAATGAAAGCATTAATACGTCAACATGGTCATCAAGAAAGTGGTAAATGGTATCCAAACACGGATTTTTGGAACGCAGTTGGAGACGATTATCTTGTCAGAAAATTTAGAAATGCTCTTCATGGAAGTGTAAACAGAACGATTGTAACACCAGGTGCTGGAGACAGAGCATTATGGACATCTACAGAAATGGGTTCTTTGATGACGCAGTTTAAAGGTTATGGTCAAGCTGCTATGGTTAGAGTTCTAACATCAGGATTGCAAGAAAAAGACTCAGCCTTTTGGCAAGGTGCAATCATAATGGTTACTATGGGAGCTTTAGTAAACGAGCTTAAAAAGATTCAATACGGAATTGAAGGCGAAGAATCTTATGATGAAAAACTTATAAATGCTATCGACAGAAGTGGTATTTTAGGATGGTTTACAGACGTTAATAATTCTTTAGAAAAAATTTCAGATTACAAATTTGGGGCAAGACCAATGTTTACAGATGAAGGTCCAATGCCAATTCCTGCATCAGCTAAACTAGGAGCAATATTTGGTCCTGCATCTTCTAATTTGGCGACTGGTGGAAGTGTTATGTCTAGTATTTTAAGAAGTGAATTTGATCAGAATAGTGCAGATTCTTTAAGGTTTATAACACCTGGAGGAAATCTTCCTTATCTTGATCCAATTTACGATGGGGTATTTAATCAATAAACCCCACCACTGTTGAGGGAGTGATGTGAATTAACGAATGAGGTGCTTTTTGATAGAGGTTATATATGGCTACTATATCTATTGCAGACAACGATGCACGAGTTCAGTACACACAAGCTGTAACAGCTAACAGTACTTCTCTAACGATTGACTTTCCATTTTTCGATTTAGATGACATTAAAGTCATTGTTACGACAAGTGGAGGAGTTGATACAACAATAACAAGAGGTTCTGGTACAGGCACTTTTGCAGTATCAGGTACGGCAGTTGATGATGGTTATTCAGGTGGTTCTATTACTCTAGGTGATAGTTATAGTAATACTCATACATACACCATTTATCGAGATATAGAGGCTTCTAGGACTACTGATTTTGCTACTTCTGGTCCTTTTAACATAGCTTCATTAAACACCGATTTAGACAAGATATATGCGATCATCCAACAAATCGAAACTGAGAACGATAGAGCCTTAACACTTCCTCTAACAGACTCAACTGCAAGTATAACATTACCTCCTAAAGCTTCTCGTCTTGGTAAATACTTGGCTTTCCATGACACAACAGGACTGGCAATAGTGGGGGGAGATGTTGCTGACACTGGTACTGTTGCTAGTCAGTCTGCAAACATATCCACTCTTGCAGGAATTGATGCAAATATTACTACAGTAGCTGGCATCCATGCAAACGTAACAACTGTTGCTGGAATACATAGTAATGTAACTACGGTAGCTGGTATTCATGCTAATGTTACCACGGTTGCAGGAGCTAATAGTAACATTACAACTGTAGCAAATAACATTGCGAGTGTTAATACAGTAGCGACAGACATTGCAAAAGTTATTGTAGTAGCAAATGATTTAAACGAAACAGTATCAGAGATAGAAACTGCTGCTCTTGATCTTCAGGAAACTACATCTGAAATTGATGTTGTTGCTACAAATATATCAAATGTAAATACTGTTGGTGGCATATCTTCAGAAGTTACTACTGTCGCAGGCATCCAAGCAAATGTAACAACATTAGCCACAGGAACTACAGGTGGAAATGCAAACCTTACGCAGATAAATGCTGTTGCAGGCAATTTAACAAACATAGATGCAGTAGCGACAAACGCAACAAACATTAATGCAGTAAAAAATAATTCTACTAATATCAATGCAGTAGCTGGAAACTCAACAAACATAAATGCAGTTGCAGGAAATGCTACTAACATTAACGCAGTAGCAGGCAATGCAACAAATATTAACAATCTAAATGCAAGTGGTGTAATAGCAGAAATTGGTACTGTTGCTGGTATAGCTTCTAACGTGACAACAGTAGCTGGAATACACGGTAATGTCACAACAGTAGCTGGAATAGCTTCTGACGTAACAGCAGTTGCTAATGATGCAACAGACATTGGTGCAGTAGCTGGAAAAGCCACAGAGATTGGAAGATTGGGTACAACAGAAGCAGTTGCAG